CAGACTCATAATTTTTTTCGTCTTTTGGGGATAGATCTGACATTTTTTACTTTGTTATACAATCAATTACGGTTACAACAGCATCTTGAGTTATATCAGCAACCTGAGCTGCATCATCAACTTTAGTGAATTCAAGAACTGGTGATAGTTTTGCTAACGCTCCTGTATCACTATTTATTCTTAATTTTGGAATTTCTGTGAATCCAAATCCAGCATTCACAATGTTTGCTCCTACTATTCTACCATCAATCACATTTAATTCAACTTCTGCTTTTCCAACACCACCTACAATCGTAGCAGTATCAGTTTCATCATAACCAAAACCAGCGTTTTCAACGACAAGATCTGATAGTGCGGTTACATAAGATGTTTCACCAGAATAGTTTGCATTCGGATCTGGAGTAACTTCTTTTACGTTACCATCCATATCAGTTTCTGTTGTATTTGGTATGTATTCTTGACCACCATCTGTAATTACAACATCTACAACTGATCCATTTTTCATACGAACATAACCTCCAGCACCATAACCATTATCACAACCATCAACAAATGTAAGTGCTGGTGGCCCTATATATCCAAATCCTGGCTCAGTAATCGCAACACCTATCACTTGACCAAGTACATTAACAATCGCTTCACCACTTGCACCCTTACCGTCTGTGCTTCCAATAAAATCAACTCTTGGTGGGCCACATTTAAGAACGTTAGTTTTACAATCTACTTTTGGAATCGATGGAACACTTATATCTGGAATTAACCCATCAACCATGTCTTTTAAACCCTCTGCCTTATTTTTAAGAGAATTTAACCCTGCAATACCAAGTATATCACCAAATGCATCTTCTGGATTTAATCCAACTCCACCCTTTCCAGAGAAAGTAGTATTACTTGGTGGGCAGTTTTGTGCATCACATTCAAGAGTATTGGTAACAATGTTTGCAAACTTGATTGCTTTTGAAAATGTTTTACTTGGAGCACCAATACCACCGCCTGTAATATTATTTAATTGATCAAACGTCCCTCCCATTGTTGTATCCATTATATTATTAATCTGACCAAACATATCGCCTAAAAAACTATCAACAGCGCAAATAGGAACATCTAAAACTTTTCCTAACATATTTTCTAAACTCTTTGCAAGATAATCCTTTAATTGTTCATTAATCTTTTCAAAATTACAAAATAATACATCATTCAAATTTTTAGCAGCTTCTCCAACTCCAGCTTGCAAAGTAATCGGTGTTTGATCTTTTAATTTTAAGGACAGTTTATCCATTGCATCCTGTATCACAAATGACCGACCACGACGCATTAATTTTGACATCGAACTATGAACTTTCATAGTTGTTAGTTTTATTTCCTCTTCTTTATTCATGACACCACCATATATCGGATCAATAGTCAGTTCTCCGATATCCTCAAGAGCATTTGTCTCTTCAGTGAATGCTTTTATTGCATTTGATATTTTTGATATTTCATTATCCTCACATGCAGTGGCATTTTCAACTACAACGTTAGTGTCTTTATTAACTTGTCCTGTTGCTATGCTTTCATTTGTAGTAATTTTACCTTTTTCATCTTTTGCAATATTTCTTCTCCCAGCTGGCCACTCCTCTTTTCCATTCTTTTTGTTTTTCTCTTTAAAAACTTTATCCTTACCAGCTTTCTGTCTTACTTCTGGTGGTGTGTATGGTATAAATTCTGTCTGTTGAAACGCATCAAACTTTCCTTTCTTTAATCTATCTCTAACAAAAGCTTGTTTAAATAAAGTTCCGAAGATAACTGGTTGTTGTCCATCTTTACCATCAAAGAAAAATCCAACAACAACTTCACCACCTTGATAGTTCATAGTTTTTCCACGACCACCAGTGCTTGAAACACCAGGCGGCATGAGAACATGTGCCATCGGTAAATCTTTGTCAGGTAAATCAGAATCACCACCATGATATCCTACGATACGAACACGAACTCGATGAGAATAAACATCTTTACCGTCTCTACCAACTTGTTTTTCCTGAGATTTATCCCAAAACCCTTTAGATGGATCAGTTACTTGACCGATCCACCATTGCATTGGTTCTCTTCCAATAAAATTAGTTGCTACTGGATCAAACATTTAATTAATCGTCATATACTAGACACTCTGGTTCATCTGGATGTAAATCACAGAATACTTCTAAAACATTAGGATCATGATGATCGCCTGCTTTAATTTCTTCCTTATGATGTTCTGCATATTCTTCGAGTTCATGCAATTCTTCCTTAGCATGTCTTCTTGCAGCTGGGTTTGACTGTGGATCATCGATAATTTTCTTATCGTATTCCATATGATCTTCTATTGATTTCATAAGATTAACTATTTTTTACTATTTAAGCGGTAAAGACATCACGAATTAATGTAAGTTGAGTTTCAGCTCTCTTACGACCCATTATGTGTCTTAATTCAGCAATTAAATATTTTCCGCTAGGATCATTGCTTTTTTCGTTTCCATAAGAATCTGTCTCTGCATTTCCTTCTCCATCATCTTTTTTTGAAGGCAATCTAATATCAATTAAGACACCAGCTCTTAGCGTTGTATTTAGTGGAATTGATATACTTATGGATTGCGAAAACAGCATGTTATTTCTAATATAAGACTTGTTAAAGTCTTTGGCAAGCTCACTGGCTGGCACAGTGAAAAGTTTTGACGATCCTTTTTGTGCAACTCCAAAGTCATTAACACGAAGCATTAATCGAGTTGGCACTTTCTCAAGACCATTTAATTTAACTTTTTTCGATAGTTTAAGATCATCTACTGTGAAATCTACAACCTGAGCTTCTTGATTTTCAATATCAACGTATATAGTTTTATTTGAATACATTCCTAATCTACAATTTGTAGCAATATCATTTGTTTGATTTAATCTACTTTGTATGATCAGAGAACGATTCAAGAGTGGTCTTTCTGCTTGTTCGTATCTTAATGCATCTTGTTTTAATAAACTTTCAATTGATCTGAAATGATATCCATCTAAAGTTTCAAAGAATAAAAAACCAAAACCATTTTTAGATGATTGACTTTTTGGACATAACCATTGTATTGTGTCAAATGGTCTTCTTAAGTTTCCTACAAAAGCATAAGAATTTGTTGCTCTACTTTTTTCAATTTTAGTTCCATCAGAAAGTTCTTCATCTTCAGGGCCAAATAATGTTTTTTTAGTTTGAAGTCCTTTTTTATCATCCTTTAATATTTTTTTTACAGTGTCAGAAATATTACCAGTAAATTTTTGATTTAATCTTGAAGTTTCATTAATGACAACTTCCTGTGAAACAAACTCTAGAGTTGCTTCTTGAAAATGAGAAGTAGTAACCATATCAGTTACAGCATTCAACATCATTTTATGTTTTGGTGTAATCTTAAACTCATCTTCATCACCATCTTTGATTGTTAATTCAATGAGTTCTCCTCCAGTAATTCCTTTTCTACCTATTACTTGGTCAATATCAATAAACTTAAGAGTCATTGATATCGAAGGATCCATGATACTTTCAAAGTAATTAATCTCTGGAGCTCCTGCAACTATATCATATTGTTCCGTTAATGAACATCCATTCGGAATTAAATTACATTTAGTAAAGAGTATTTTAGATTCAGCCATTATTGAATCGCCTTAAGAAGTATTTTTTTTAGTTTTGGATCAATATTCCCCAAATTAGTATTTTTATTAAAATCTGTAGATATAACAGTTGTTGCAGTGTTCTCAAAATCAACTCCTGTGACATTTGGTGTTTCTGTAGTCTGTACTCCTTGATTTAAATCCAGTCTATTACTGAAAGAATCACCAGTCTCAGCTTGTATTATTGTTTCAGTAGCTGAGAATTTGCTTTCTCCTTCAAATTGCCCCGAATCTCTCAATATCTTTTCGGTTTCTGTTAAATTTCCACTTGATATTCTCATCATTTTAAGTGTATCTTCTAAGATCCCAAGTTCCTTTTTTCTAAACGCTATTTTTCTTTCATTTGCTCCACTCTCCTCCATCTCTTTAATTTCAGCTTTAGTATCTTCAATCCTTGTTTTTATATCTTCGGATGTCATATTTCTTGTTTTTCTTGTGACTTTCATTTCTTTATTATCATCCACGGCATCAAGAATTTTCTTTGATGATTCTTCTACATCTTTATTATCTAATTTAACGTTAGAATCATCAGCAGATTTAATCTCTTCACCACCGCCAGTTTCACCACCACCAGTTTCACCACCACTAATTTCACCTTTGCCACCAGTTAAAGTATCATAAAGACCTTTGCTTGCACCGATAAACAATCCAGGCAAACCACCAATCAATCCTCCTTTTAAGGCACCAGACAATACTTTACCAACAATAGGTATCTTTTCAATTGGTTTAAATACTTTATCTAAAAAGTTTTTAATCTTTTTTCCAAAGTTCGTGATCCACTTCATTACTGGGCCAGCGATTTTCTTCAAGACAACGGCCGTTAATACGCCTATCCCTGCAATACCAGCAATTACAAGTGCTTTTGCAATAAGAGGAGATAAAATAACAAGACCAGCTAAAAGACCTGCACCACCAATAAGTTTAAACAAACCACCAAGAAAACCTCCTCCAGTTTTTTTACCACTTTCACCACCTGTATCTTTAAGATTTTTGGCTGTTGGGGTTCCTTGAGCAGCGACTTTTAAACCTTCCTCAAACTTAGATTTTTGTTCTTTATCCTCTGCTTCAAATTTTTCATCCTCTTTTTTATCTTTTTCAAGTTTATTTTCTATTACAATATAATTTGCAATATCTCTGATCTCTGTTTTCATTGCCTCAATTGAGACTGAAATACTATTAATTAATGTTTGATTCGCCTTGATCGTATTTGCATTGATAGATGATTGTTTTAAGGCACTACTAGCTAATCCTTCAACAGCATCAACTCGATTGAAGAAACTATCTATGTCTATCTTTTTCTTAGGTTGTTGTTCCTCATCCATACCTTGCAGCACCCTCTTGTTGTTTTCTCTTTAGATTTTCTTTTTCAATATATTCCGAAAGAAGAGCAATATAGATGTCTCGTTCCCAAGGCATCATATTTTCAAGTTCCGTCAAAGAGTATTTATGGTATTGCATGAGAGCGAAATTGGTACGGAAATAAGATTCAAGATCCTCTCTTGCAATACTCAGGCGAAAAAATCAGCCAAACCCTCCAAGATGATATTACCCTTTTTCTTTGTATTTGGATTTACAACTTCAATTGTATGAGATAATTTAGGCATTGTTGAGAAAAAGTTCTCAACTTTTTTATATTGACTTGAATTTAACTGTTCAATAAAATCAAGTCTTTCATCAGAAGTATAATCATTTGCATCCCACGCATCTTCCTCTGTAAAAATCGTGTCTATGCAATCAGCAATAACTTTCAAAGATTTATCAACCATTGCCTCTGTACCATCATCCGTATCAAAATTATTTTCTATAAATTGATTTAATGAGGGATACTTCATTCTAAGTGTTAGTTTATTATCTAAAACAACATCTTTAGTATGACCCTTTGGTTTGATAACCTTAATTTCATCCACAAATATTGTGACTGGAACTTTTGTTTCATTATCATCAGGACATGTTACTGTCAGTTTGATATCTTCTCCAATTGATTTAGCACGAATATTCAAAAATATATGCTCAATGTCAAAAGTAGGAAGGTTATCAACATCAACTCCTTTTGTAAGAATGCATTTTTTTAATACTTCCTTAACTGCATGTGTAATTTGAGTTTGATCCTTTGATTCCAAAGCAATAATCAAAACTTTTTCTTCTTTTACAAGAAAAGGTCGATATCTAACTTTTTTACTTGATGAATGTAATTTTAACTCATAGGTTGGAGTTTCAATGGTTGGTAATGGCATAATAATTTATATGGTGTTTTATTTAGTGTCTTAATCCTGACTTAAAAAATTTGTTGGATTGGACGATTACGGAGATCACTGGCTTTTCCCTTCTCCCCTTTTTGTCCAAAGACTCTATCCATTCTTTCATCGATAATTTTATTTGCTTCTTTAAAAGTTGTAGTTACGTTAAAATCGTTAGATAAACCAGTATCTTTAGCTTGACCATCTGCTTGATTTTGAGGAAAATGGAAGTGTGTTGCTGTTTTGGTGTAAGATGTAAAGAATCGATCATAAGCAAACTGCATATTACATCTTAACACATTTGAATCACCATAGGCAACTCTCATTGATGTCATATTACTTGGCCAAACATTTACAAATTCATATTGAGTGAAAGATGAATTAAAACGTGATGAATCTTTAATAAAAGAATCTCTTTCAAATTTTGTAATATGTAAAATTTCCTTATAATCTTCTGGATAATTAAATCTGGTAAATGCACTCTTATTTCTTTGATTACCATTTATAGGATTAATGTATGACATCCAACTTTCAAATACCTCTAAAATTATCTGATCAGCATCACAATAAAAAACAAGGTTTAATGGAGGAAAGTTTCTTAAACTTGGAAATTCTTCTTGGATACCCTGATGATGTCCGATTGTACTTTGAGTTACGAAACTCGTGCCAGGCAATTCAGCTTGTGTGCATAATAAAGACATTTTTTGCATAAAGTCCTTTCCTTGAACTCTATTATCGCCCGCAAAATTTTTACCTAACCATGTTTCCCAATTTCCAAATGAAAAATCAACCTGATAAAACGTATCAAGAGACGGGCGTGCAATGGTATCTCTAACATCTCTAATGTTACCTTGAAATATTTGACCTCTTCGTGGAAATAAAGTATTTTCTGCCACAATAAATAAACTTATAAGTTGTTATTACTATATATGAGCTATAAGGGGATTTATAGACCTTCCAATCCCAAAAAGTATAAGGGAGATTCTAATAATATTATTTATAGGTCTTTATGGGAGAGAAAATTCATGAATTATTGTGATTTGAATGAAAATATACTTGAATGGGCATCAGAGGAATTTTGGATACCATATAAAGATCCAACAACAAATCGAGTTCGTAGATACTTTCCTGACTTTTTCATTAAATATAAGGACAAAGACAGCAATATCCGCAGATCCGTGATTGAAGTAAAACCAATGAGAGAAACAAAAGAACCAAAGATAACAAAGGGAAAATCAAGAAAGACATTAATAAACGAATCAATGACATATGTGAAGAATCAAGCAAAGTGGAAAGCAGCAAGAGAATTTTGTGATGATCGTAAATTAGAATTTAAGATTATGACTGAAAAAGAACTAGGAATCCGATGAGTATTCTTCAGAACATCTTAAATAAAGTGAGTGGTCAAGTCAATGAGGACTATTTTCGTGGCCAATTAATTGAGGAACTTGGATCTACAAGATTTGAAACTGATTATGCAGACACTGCTGGATTTGCACCTGGCGAATTATATTTTTTCACCTATCAGGCACAAACAAAACAACCATATTATGACATGTATCCACTAACATATGTGATTGAAATGCGAACAGGTGGTTTCTTAGGATGCAATTTGCACTATGTTCGATTGACTCAAAGAGACGAATTAGCAATAAGCTTACTAAATAACTCTGCTCAGGGTGCAGTCGCAGTTCCTCCTGTAACTCTACATAAATATCTCTATACAGGTGTGAGAGGAATGCCCTACCGTATTCCTAATAGTGAATGGTCAGATGTTGCACAACTTCCGACTGAAAAATTCGTTGATATGAGAGGTATTCCAGTTCCAAGAGATCGAATTTACAACAAAGTCTAATGGCAGATACAAAAAGCAAAGAATATCCAATAACAGGGGTTGGTTTCGACAAAGTTGCTTATTCTTTTGATAAGGTTACTGGTGAGTTAAGTGGTGCAAAGGAAAAAACCTCTGATGGTAGACATAAACCTTTGAATCCAACATCAAATGATTTCACAAAAGTTATCGAAACTGATGAGGCAGTGAATGCGTATAATATTGCCAATTTCAAAGGAGAGACAGCTAATTACATAAGTGAAGCAAGTAAGATCGAAAAACTATCTCAAGAAGAATTATTATCAAGATACAACAAAGATTTAAAAGCATTCAATAATGCTAGTTCTGTAGCAACAATTGATAATTATCGATCAGGTCGAAATATAGCTGATAGTGGTGGAACTTATATAGATAATAATTATCAACATTTTCGTAAAAATTATGCGGAAGAAAAACAAAGTAAAATATTTGCATATCCATTAGATATTGATATTAAACAAGATCATTTTAAAATAACAAGATATAAGTATCTTCGATCAGATGTAAATGCAAGTAAGCCAAGAAGAGTTGAAAGATTAAATAAAAAGGAAATAGAAGTGGCAGGAGATAGTTTAATTGGTAGTAAATCAATGGGAAGCATCATACTACCGATGCCAAAGGCAACTGATGTTAATGCAGTTGAGTGGGGTAAAAGTGAATTAAACGCCTCTGGTCTTCTCGCTTTGGGGAGTGCAACTATGGCTGATCGAATTGCTAGTTTTAATGGAAGATTACCTAGAACAACTCAAATAACTCTTGAACAACAACGAGCACAAAACAAACTCAAAGAAGATCAAGAAAGAGGAGGTAATATTACAAGTGGGGGTGGTCTCGGTGTTCTTCAGGCTGCGGTTAATCAAACTAATGTAACTATTGCTTCATTATTAACAGGTCAAGAATTAGATCAAGATACATTTCTTGCAAGAACAGGTGGTCATGTTTTAAATCCAAATGCAGAAATGTTATTTCAAGGGCCAACAATAAGAAACTTTGCATTTACTTTTTTAATGGTTGCAAGAAGTCAGCAAGAGGGTGCAGAAATTAGAAACTTAATTCGTTTCTTAAAATTAGGTATGGCACCAAAATTTAGAAATACAACATTCCTTGCAAATCCTGATATATTTACCTTAGAATATAAAAATGGAAAAGGTGAAAAAGATATTTTAAAAACTGTAAATAGATTTAGTCCAGGCGGTCTCGCCTTAAATAGTCTTGCAGTTGATTATGCTCCAAGTGGTTATTGGGCTGCATATCGTGATTCACAACCAGTCGCACTTAAATTAGATATGACTTTCTCTGAACTTAGACCAATATATGAGGGAGATCAATCAGACCCAGAATTAGAAGGCAGTGTAGGATACTAAAATGACATACTCATCATCAGGATCACCAAACAGTTACTTTAAAAGACTTCCAAACCTCGATTATCCATCATTAGATAATAATCGGACATCTGTATATGATTATCAAACTGTAAAAAACTTTTTTAAGAGAGCAGTTATTCGTAATGATGTTTTTGACGAAGTAACAGCATTTACAAAATATTCTGTAGAGGGTGATGAAAGACCTGATATAGTTGCAAGTAAATTTTACAATGATCCAAATTTAGATTGGGTTGTCTTGACAACAAATAATATTATTCATGTGAGAGATGAATGGCCAATGGGTAATCAAGATTTTTTAACATATTTAAACGACAAATATACTGATGAAGAATTATCAAACACTCATCACTATGAAACTCAACTCATAAGAGATTCAAGTGGTAAATTAATTCAACCATCTGAATTAATTGTTTCATCTGATCATTCAATGAGTTATTTGGATAATGGCGTTCTAAGAACAGAATCTAAAATTACAGAAATTACCTTTTTACAACACGAAACAAAATTAAATGATGATAAGAGAAATATCAATGTTTTACGAAGAGAATATCTAAATGCATTTTTGGAAGATTTTGAAGAAATTATGGAATATAAAGAATCTAAACAATATGTAAATGATAAACTTAAAAAGACAGAAAATCCACGAATAATTTCACCATAAAATAAATGATCATATTCTCTTTTATCATATCATTATTTGCTAATCATTTACCTGTAATGTATGTACAGGTTCCTCAATGGGCAGATGATTGGGC